AAAAGTAGTTCGCAATTCAAAGATATTATAACTTTAAATGTTAATTTAGTTATTACTATATTGAAACTGTACTAGAGTATTAATAAACTAATACGAGGTGATTAAATTATGAAAAGTAAGAAAGATAAATTTATAGATTATGTGGATTTAAGATTAAGAGAAAAGAAATATAAAGAACGCTTATTAAATTCCAATATTACAGATATACAAATAAAAAGTATGGAAAAGACAAGACGCAGAAAAGTAGGTCAATTTTAGGAGGTAACAGAAAAATGTTAAAAAAGTTTGAAATAGGTAAGGAATATAGAGTTTTAAATTTTGGGGAAATGATTACATTTGCAAATACTAATGAATGGGAAAATGCATATTTAGATACTAAAGATGTAGACAAGCATAACGACATGGCATTTATTCCATATATGCAGAACTTTAGTAATTTAACTTTTGAAGCTAGGGATAAATATGTTAAAAAGTATGAAAATTACATTATTCAGCCTTGGATGTGTGTACCAGTTAAATTTTCTGAAAGTAAAACAGTACCTTCTAAAAAATATGAAAAGCACATGGAAATATGCAAGGAAATGAATGAAATTTATAAAGACAAAAATCACGATTATGGGGATAGTTTTGGAGAAACTTATAAAACTCTAGGAATAATAAGTGCAATTACAAGAATAACGGATAAGGTTAATAGATTACAAAGTTTATGTACTAAAGATGCTCTAGTAGATGAATCTATAAAAGATACATTAATGGACTTAGCCAACTACAGTATTATGACTTTAATTGAATTGGAGGGTGAAGAATAATTGAATTTTAAAGAATATCAAGAAAAAGCTTTAAAAACTAAATGTACTTACACTGATAACATAGACCAGCTTATAAATGGTGTAATGGGACTTACAGGAGAGAGCGGAGAAGTAATTGACATAGTTAAAAAATATTTATACCAGGGTCATCATTTAGATAAAGATAAAATAATAAATGAGTTAGGTGACACACTTTGGTATATAAATTTAATCGCAAATAGCATAAATATGAGTTTAGAAGATATAGCTAAATATAATATAGACAAGCTAGAAAAAAGATATCCTAAAGGGTGTTTTAGGGTAGAAGATAGTGTTAATAGAAAGAAGTAGGGAGCATTTAAGCTCCCTTTGTATAAGGCAGGTGAGAAATAGTGTTTAAAGGATACATTCCCACAGGTGGTAAGGATGGTAAAAGACCAACTGAGGAGTATAAGGATCGTATTGATTTTTACAGTTTAGAGGATGTGGAATCTTTAAATTCTTACGGTGGAGTATTAAAAGATAACATAATACAAATTGATATAGATGATAAAGAACAATCAGATATTCTTTATAAAATAATAAAAGAATTAAACATAAATACTACAGTTTTACAAACTACCCGAGGAAAACATTTTTATTTTCTTAATCCAGGAATAGAGAGAAGAAAGCAAGGATATTATACTGCACTAGGAATAAAAATAGATGTTGGACTTGGAATACAAAATGCAGTAGTGCCTTTAAAAGTAAAAGGTAGAAAAAGAAAATTTTTAAAAACAGTAGATGATATAGACACATTGCCAGCATGGTTAATACCTCTTACCAAAAGGGAAATTAATTTTAGTACTATGGCTGAAGGTGATGGTAGAAATAGTAGTTTATATGGATATATATTAACTCTACAACAAAAAGGTTTAACAAAAGAAGATATTAGAGAAACTATAAGAATTATAAATAAATACATTCTCCAGAAGCCATTAGACGAACATGAAATAGAAACAATTTTACGTGATGAAGCATTTTTAAAGGAATCTTTTTATATTAAAAGTAAGTTACAATACGAAAAATTAGCATTATATTTAAGAGATAATGAAAAAATTATAAAAATAAATGATGAATTACACATCTATAAAAATAATTATTATTGTTCTGATACTAAAGAAATAGAAAAAACAATGCTTAAATATATAAATAACTCAACTAATGCAAATAGAACAGAAGTATTAAGATACCTGGACCTATTATGTAAAAATGCTAAAATGACTAATCCAAAATACATTACATTGGAGAATGGGATCTTTGATTTAGAATCTAAAAAATTACTGGAGTTTAATAGCAGCTATATAATTAGAAATAAAATTCCATGGTCCTATAATCCAAATGCTTACTCGCAAACTATTGACAAGACTTTGGACAAAATATGTTGTAAAGATAAGCAGTTAAGGCTACTTATAGAGGAAATGATAGGGTATACATTATTTAGAAGAAATGAGTTAGGAAAAGCTTTTATATTAACAGGCGGAGGTAGTAATGGTAAATCAACACTCCTGGAGGTATTAAATGAATTACTCGGAGAGGAAAATATAGCTTCAGTGTCTTTAGAAGAATTAAATCATAGGTTTAAAACATTCCAATTGGAAGGGAAATTAGCCAATATCGGAGACGATATTTCGAACAAATATATTGAAGATAATAGCACATTTAAAAAATTAGTTACTGGGGAAAAGGTTAACGTGGAACGTAAGGGACGTGATCCATTTGATTTTAAGAATTATAGTAAATTAATTTTCAGTGCTAATGAGCTTCCAAGGATTAACGATTTATCTGGAGGACTTAAAAGAAGATTAATTTTTATTCCATTCAATGCAACTTTCAGCAAAAAGGATAAAGACTACGACCCATTTATACTAGATAAGCTCACAAGTCATGAAGCCATGGAATACTTACTTAAATTAGCTTTGGAAGGATTAAACAGAGTATTAATTAATCACAGCTTTACTCATGCTGAAGTATGTAACCGAGTTTGGGAAGAATACGAAGCTATAAATAATCCTATAGTTGGATTCTTAGAGGACAACGACATAGAGAATGAACCAGTAAAAGAAGTTTATTTAAGATATTCAGCTTGGTGTAGTGAAAATGGTTTAAAATCTGTTTCCAAACCTGTATTTGGCAGAGAAGTTAAAAAGCAAGGTTATAATTCGGACACTGTAATTAGAGTTAATGGGAAACAAAAGAGAGTTTATAAGAAGTTATAATGTGAAATAATTGTAAAGGAGCATATTATATGGAAATGAGGCTATTCAAAAAAGATAATGAAGCGTGGACTAGATTCAAAATTCCTACTAAAGAATTGAATTCTATTTCTGCATTAGCAATTAAAATGTTTGCTAAAGAACCTACTAAAGTTAGTTCAAGATTTACTTATTATGAGATTAAGGGGGATTACCTAAATGGTAAATTTTAATTAATTTATTGTTACAGATAGGTTATTCATCTGTAACACCCATCCAACATAGCAACAGCAACAGTTACAACAGTATCTTATAATACACTTTGTTACAAATAAAATAAAATATCTGTAACACCTTATAAAGTAGTCATATCAACACTTTGAGTCTAATCTGTTACAAGGTTACAGATAAAATAATTTTCTTTATATATTAAATTACTTTTAATATAACTTATTATATATAATAAAGAAATTATTATATATATGTAACGCTTTTTCTGTAACAAAATCACTTAAAAGTTAATAATATAGCCAAAGTAGTTGTTACAGATACCCCTTAAAAGTGTTACAGAGATTACTAAAAAAGAGGTGAATTTGCTTGAATTATTATAAAAAGACAGAAAACTTGCTAAATGATTATATTAAAATTAAAAGTGAAATAGATAATTTACAAATAGAAATAGAAGATATTAAATTAGAATATAAAGGTGTAGGAGCAATGAGTTATGAAGAAAAAAGTACTTCCACCAATGCTTTTAATTCTAATGTTGAGAATGAAATTATTAATAAAGAAAAACTTTTAGAAAAATTAAATTATAAATTAAATAAAAAAATAAGACTTATTAAAAAAATAGATAATGCAATTAATGTATTAAATGATACTGAAAAAAAAGTAATCAAAATGAAATGTTTTGAAGGATTACAATATAAACAAATAGGACAAGTTTTAAATATAGATCATAACTATGCATGTGAAGTTAAAAGGAAAGCTATAAATAAAATTATCGACTTAGTTTTTATCAAGGAAAAACTTTGATAAGACTTAGTTTATACTACATACAATTAAAGATTATATGTAGTATAATAATATCGTAGAAAAATATAAGGAGGTGAAAATCCTCCTACTTAAATGTGTATATGTACTGGAGAGCACCGTAACGGGTGCTTTTTTACATACTTAGCAAAGGCTAAGAAATAATATTTGCAGGAGTGGTGATTATATGTGAGATATAAATTTAATACTAGGTGGAAAGGTAAAAATTTAATTTGCGCCTGTTTATTTGGCAATCCCGCCTGTGATAGATATAAAAAATGTGAAGTATTGGAATTAAAATTAAATACTTATGGAGATATAGATAAATGTATGAATCATAGATCTTATAAAAGAATTAAAGGAGCATTAAGACAGAAATAAATCAAGTTATGCACAACGTATTGTGGATAATGTGTACAACTCATACTATATATTGTGGTTGTATTATAAAATTAATATTTATAAAAGGAGGTGGCATTGTGAAGCTAACACCAAAACAGAAAATATTTTGTGATGAATATCTAGTGGATCTTAATGCCACTAGAGCATATAAAACGGCCTATAAAAATATTAAAAAAGATGAAACAGCAGCGGTCAATGGAAATAGATTGCTAAGAAATGCTAAGGTTAAAGAGTACATTGATAAAAGAATGAAAGATAGAGAAAAAAGAACAGAAATAACTCAAGACTTTGTTTTAAAGGAGCTTTATGCTATAGCTAAATCTAATGGTTCTAATTATGCGGAAGTAGTTAAAAAGTCTTATATGAAACCTGTTTATGATGAACAAGGAAATAAAATAGGTGAAGAAGAAGTTTTTTATAAAGATGTAGAAATAAAAGAAACGAAAGACCTTACAACTAATGAAAAGAAAGCTATAACAGCAATTAAAAATACTAAGTTTGGCATTAGTGTAGAAACAGCGGATAAGGTAAAGGCCTTAGAGCTTTTAGGTAGACACCTAGGAATGTTTAAGGATAAAGTAGAAGTTAATGGCAATATGAAAATCAATAATCCATTTGAAGATTTAACCACAGATCAGTTATTAAAACTGGCTGGTGTAGAAGATGGATAAAGAATTAGTACAATTAGGGGCAAAGATAGAACTTGCAAGACGTAAGTTCTTTTTTTATTGCAATTTAAAGGCGCCAAACTTTTATAAGCAAGATAGAGAATATTTAGTGGAATTATGTAATGAATTTCAAGAGTTTCTTTCTTCAGATGAAGAAGTAATGATAGTAAATGAACCTCCTAGGCATGGAAAGAGTAGAACAGCAGGGTTATTTGTTGAATGGGTTCTTGGCAATAATCAGAATGAAAAGATAATGACAGGATCATACAATGAAACTTTATCCACTATGTTTTCCAAGAATGTAAGGAACTCCATTCAAGAGGAAAAAGCAGATAAGTACAAACCAGTATTTTCTGATGTTTTTCCAGAGGTAAGAATAAAACATGGTGATGGAGCTATGAATCTATGGTCATTGGAAGGTGGGTATAATAACTATTTAGCAACTTCACCAACTGGTACAGCCACAGGATTTGGAGCTTCATTGTTAATTATAGATGACCTTATTAAAAATGCAGAAGAGGCTTACAATGAAGCAGTGTTAGAAAAGCATTGGGATTGGTTTACTAACACTATGTTATCTAGGCTTGAAGAAGGTGGAAAGATAATAATTATAATGACTAGATGGGCCAGTGGTGATTTAGCAGGAAGAGCATTAGAGTATTACAAGGAACAAGGTATAAAAGTTAAACATATAAGTATGAAAGCTTTAATTGATAAAAATAAAAAACAAATGTTATGTCCTGAAGTATTAAGTTATAGGAGTTATAAAAATAAAGTTAAAGCTATGGGTGAGGATATAGCCAGCGCTAACTATCAACAGGAGCCTATAGACTTAAAAGGACGGTTGTATAGTGACTTTAAGAAATATAAACATATACCTAAAGACACTAATGGTAATTCATTATTTACTAGAATTAAGGCTTATATAGACACTGCTGATGAAGGTTCAGACTATTTATGTTGTATTGTTTATGGTGAATATAACAAGGAAGCTTATGTATTAGATGTTTTATATACTAAGGAGCCTATGGAAGTTACAGAAACCGCAACAGCTAAAATGCTTTATGAAAATGGAGTTAACATAGCAGACATAGAGAGTAATAATGGCGGTCGTGGTTTTGCAAGAAGTGTAGAAAGAATATTAAAAGAGAAATTCAATAGCAATAAAACAAAAGTTAAGTGGTTCCATCAAAGTAAAAATAAAAAGGCTAGGATATTATCAAATGCTACATGGGTTATGGACCATATATATTACCCAGTTAATTGGAGGGATAGATGGCCAGAATATTATGGGGCAATGAACAAATACCAACGTGAAGGTAAGAATAAACATGATGACGCTCCCGATGCAACAACTGGAATAGCTGAAAATGTAGGAAAGAATAAGTCAATTTCATTTGATTAAGGAGGTGTTTAGATGATGTTTATAGATAAAATACTTAATAGTGGATCTAATTCAGTAATGAGCTTAGAAGAAATTATTCAGGAAGAAATTAAAGAGTGGAATAGCTCACAAACAAGACAATTAATGTTAGATGGTCAACGGTATTATGAGGGTGATACAGATATACTTAAACGTAAAAGAATGGCTATAGGTGAAGATGGAGAATTAGAAGAAGTAAAGAATCTAGCAAATAATAAACTAGTACATCAGTTTATTAGAAAGCTTTCCGACCAGAAAGTAGGATATTTATTAAGTAAGCCTTTAAGTGTACAAACTGATAATGAAACATATAAAAATGTATTAGATGATATATTCAATAAATCTTTCATGAGATTACTTAAGAATTTAGGTAAAGATGCAATTAATAAAGGTATAGCATGGGCACAAATTTATTATAATTCAGATGGTGAATTAAGGTTTAAGAGATTACCTAGTGAAGAAATAATTCCTCTTTGGAAAGATTCAGAGCATACAAAATTAGATGCACTTATTAGGGTATATGAAGTTATAGTTTATGAAGGTAAAACTAAAAAGACAGTGCAAAAAGTTGAATACTGGGACACTAAACAGGTGTTAAGATATGTTAATGATAATGGTAAATTGATACTTGATGTTGAAGCCCCAGAAGATGAAGGGCATTTTAGTATGGTAGATGATAAAGGAAATAAACAGTCATTTACCTGGTCTAAAGTGCCTTTTGTATATTTCAAATATAATGATGAAGAACAACCATTAATTAAGTTTGTAAAATCTTTAGTAGATGATTATGACAGAAATAAAAGCGACAATAGTAATAACTTGGAGGACCTTCCAAACTCTATTTATGTGCTTAAGGATTATGATGGTGAAAACTTAGGAGAGTTTAGAAGAAATATAAGCCTTTACAGAGCTGTTAAGGTTGCTGGTGATGGTGGAGTAGAAACGAGAAACTTAGAAATTAATGTTGAAGCCTATAAAACCCATATAGAACAAACTAGAAAAGATATTTATGAGTTTGGAAGAGGTGTAGATACTCAATCAGATAAGTTTGGCAATAGTCCCTCAGGAATAGCATTAAAGTTTTTATATAATGATTTAGATATGGATTGTAACATAATAGAAACAGAATTTCAGGCATCACTTGAATATCTATTATGGTTTGTGAATCAACATTTAATTAATACTGGACAAGGAGATTACACAGGTGAAAATGTAGAATTTATCTTCAATCGTGATACCCTTATAAATGAAACTGATAGTATTAATAATTGTCAAAATAGTGTTGGTATTATTAGTGATGAAACAATAGTAGCTAACCATCCTTGGGCCACTAAGGATGAACTAGAAAAGATAAAAAAACAGAAAGAAGAACGTGAATCAATGTATCCTAATTTTCCTTTAGAAGAAACACCAGAGGATGAAGAGAATGAGGAGTAAAGATTATTGGAAGAAACGTTCAGAAGTTGTAGCTGGTAAGCAATTTAAAAAAGTAGATAATTATATATTATCTACACACTTAGAATATATGGAAGCCTTAAGTAGCATACAAAAAGATATAGAGGTATTCTATTCTAGATTTTCGCAGAATAATGAAATATCTTTACAAGAAGCTAGAAGGCTATTAAATTCAAATGAACTACATGAGTTTAAGATGGACTTAAAAGAGTTTACTAGAAAAGCTAAAGATAATAAAAATCTACAATGGGAAAAAGAATTAAACAATGTATCTTATAAGGTAAGAGTTACTAGGTTACAAGCTCTACAAACTCAAATAAGGAATAGCATAGAAGATTTATATAGTAAACAGCAAGATAATACCACAAGCCTTTTAAATGGAATATATGAGGATACTTATTATAGGAATATCTTTGAAGTACACAAAGGCTTAGGAATAGGTATTAATTTTGCTAAGTTAGATACTAATACAATAAATAAGGTAATTACAGAACCATGGCATGGAGATAATTATAGTAGTAGGATATGGAATAATAAAGAAAAGTTAATGATGGAGTTACAAACCAATCTTACTCAATCTTTTATTAGAGGAGATTCTATAGATAAAACAAGTAAAATAATAGCTGAAAGAATGAATGTAGCTAAGAATAGAGCTAGAACATTGGTTAATACTGAAAGTGCTAATATTGTTTCTAAAGCAACATTTAACAGCTATATTGGAAGTGGAGTTGTTAAAGAATATGAAATACTTGCAACCTTAGATTTACACACGAGTAAAATATGTAGATCACTGGATGGAAAAGTATTTAAAGTATCTGAAAAAGAAATAGGAGTTAATGCCCCACCGTTTCATCCCAATTGCAGAACTACAACAATTCCTTATTTTGCAGATGCAATAGATGAAGAAAGAATAGCTAGAGATAATGAAGGTGATGTTTATTATATAGATGGAAACATGAATTATAAACAATGGTATGAGAAATATGTTGCTTAAACATTTGAGGAGGGAAAGTTATTGAATATACCAAATAAAGTTAGAATAGGTTATAAAGATTTTAAAGTAAATTTAGTAGATCATGATGTGATTTATGACAATACGGTTTGTTATGGAAATATAGAACTTGATACTGGGGTTATAAATATATCAAATTTATATAGTCAAGATCAACAAAAATGCACGTTTATACATGAATGCTTACATGGGATAGATGAAAATGTGGAAACTAAATTAAGTGAAGAACAAATTAGAAAACTATCAAAAGGTTTATATCAATTTATAAAGGACAATCCAGATGTATTTACTAAGGATACAAGTATATCTAATAAACTAACTACTTCGGTAAATGTAGATACTAATAAAATAACAAAAAGTGTTAAAGAACATATAAATAAAAACTTGAACTGTAAGTCTTATTTCTAAGACTTTTTTATTTTGCCCTTAGTAAGGCTTAAAAGGCTAAGAAAGGAATGTAAAACATGAAAGAATTAAATACCATTCAAAAAAGAGAAAAGTTAAACGAGGTTTATGTATTGGATGATAAGGGTTTAGGTGGAGTCAATCATGTTTATATGATATGTAAAAAAGATAAAGATATTTTAGACAGTGTACTAGTAGATATAAATTTTCAAAAAGGTCCTCGTAAAGAAGGAAGTTCAACCAATGGTATACTAGATACAGATTTATTAGAAATAGTAAGACATAGATTACAAGGTTTTCAAGAAGGTCCTTATTCAAGCAGAGAAAATGCTTGCGCTTTAACTCATATAGAAGAGGCTTTAATGTGGCTTAATAGAAGAGTTGAAGATAGAATAGAGAGAAATGTTCTAGGAACTAATAATAAGTAGTTAGGAGGTAATAGTAGTGGCTAAGTATAAAAAGAAGCCAGTTATAATAGAAGCTGTTCAATATACAGGAGATGCAAATACTACTGAGATTGAAGATATGTCATTTCATGAAGCGTACATGAATGGAATTATTAGAGAAGAAAAAGATAATTTATTAATTAAAACACTGGAAGGAACTATGGTTGGGAATAAAGGTGATTACATTATTAAAGGGGTGAATGGAGAGTTTTATCCATGCAAACCAGATATTTTTAAAAAGACATATGAATCAGTAGAATAATTTTGAAAGGAGTAATTACAATGCCAAAGTTAAGTGAAATATTAGGAGAACATTTTAAACAGATACCAGAAGAACTACAAACTAAATACAAGGATGTTGATTTAGTAGATAGTAAGCAATATATTACTAAAGATAAGTTTGATGCTTTAGATGAGCAGCTTAAAAATGCTAATACAACTATTACTGATTTAAAGAAAAGTAATAAAGATAATGGAGAACTTCAAACTAAGGTTACAGATTATGAAATCAAGGTTAAAGACTATGAAAAGAAAATACAGGATATGCAATTTAATTATGCATTAGAAGGAGCTTTAAAGGGTGCCAATGTAAGAAATATAAAAGCTGTTAAAGCTCTTTTAAATTTAGAAAATGTTAAATTGGATGGTGAAAATGTTTTAGGACTTTCAGAACAAATAGAAGCATTACAAAAAAGTGATAGCTATTTATTTGCAGAAGAACAAAAACCTAAGTTTTCAGGAGTAGAACCTACAGATGGAAGTAAAGTACCACAAGGTTATAATCCTTGGAAAAAAGAAAGTTTTAATCTAACAGATCAAGGTAAAATATTTAAAGAAAATCCAGAACAGGCCAAACAATTAATGGCTCAAGCTGGAGTAAATCAATAATAAAGGAGATGTATAAAATATGGGAACAAAATTAAGTGATGTAATTGTACCAGAATTATTTAACCCTTATGTGGTTAATAGAACAATGGAGAAGAGTGCTTTAGTACAAAGTGGAATAATAGTAAATAACTCAGAATTTGATAATTTAGCAAGCCAAGCTTCACCTTTAATTAATATGCCATTCTTTGAGGATTTGACAGGAGAAAGTGAGCAGATTATTGAAGATACAGACTTAGAAGCAGCTAAGATTACAAGTAATAAAGATGTGGCAGCTATTTTAAGAAGGGCTAAAATGTGGAGTGCTACAGATTTATCAGCAGCCTTAGCCGGTAAGGACCCAATGGCAGCTATAGGAGAATTAGTAAGTGGATTTTGGACTAGAGATATGCAAAAAGAGTTAATCGCAATACTTAAAGGTATATTCTTAAGTACATCAATGAAAAATAACTTGCTTGATATATCAGCTATGACAGAAGGTGCGGCTAAGTGGTCTGCTAGTGCTTTTATAGATGCTCAACAAATGTTAGGAGATGCACAAGAACTTTTAACAGGTGTTATGATGCATAGTGCTGTTAAATCAGAACTTAAAAAACAAAACTTAATTCAAACTATAAGGCCATCAGATAGTCCAGAGTTTGATGTATATCAAGATAAGAGAGTAATAGTTGATGATGGTTGTCCAGTTGATGTAGGTGGAGTTTATACTACTTATTTATTTGGACAAGGAGCTTTAGCATTAGGTAATGGTAATCCAGTAGGATTTATACCAACTGAAACTGATAGAGATAAAAAGAAAGGTTCAGGTGTTGATTATTTAATTAATAGAAAAACAATGATATTACATCCAAGAGGAGTTAAATTTACTAATGCTAAAGTAGCTAAAACAGAAGGTCCAAGTAGAGCAGAGTTACAAGAAAAAACTAACTGGGAAAGAGTATATGAACCAAAACAAATAAGAATAGTTGCATTTAAACATAAAATATAAGAAGGTGGTTTTATGACTCCACTAGAAAAATTAAAAAAACTTTTAGGTATATCCTTGGATGATGACTCCAAGGATTTTTCATTGCAATTCGCAATAGAGGATGCTAAACAAACAATAAGGGATTATTGTCACATAAAAGAAATCCCAGAAGAATTAAATAATACTATTTTAAGAATGTCTATAGATATATATAGAAATGATAACCTAGGGGAAGAAGAGAATCCTTTAGGTTCCATTTCCTCTATAAGTGAAGGGGATACTTCTATAAGCTATAGAAGTGCTAATGCTGAATTTAAGGATAGCCTAGTAAAAGACTATAAAGCTAAACTTCATAAATATAGAAAGTTGGTTTGGTAATATGCTTAAAGGTATAGAAAAGGCTAGAAAGCAAGCAAGAAAAGCTATTGAAAGCCTGTATGATTGTACTTGTAATATTTATGGGTATGAAAAATATAAAGATCCAGCAACTAAAGAAACTAAAACAGGGATTAATCCAATTCCTAAGTATGAAAACCAATCTTGCAAAGTATCAAAACAAAGTCTAAGTAAAAATAATCAAACCGATACAACAAATAATATAAACTATGAGCTCAAGCTTTTTATAGCTCCTGAAGTTGAAATCAAACAAGGTGATGAAATAGAAGTTACTAATGCATTTGATGTAAAAACTAAATATAAAGCTGGAGAAGGATTTTTTTATTATACACACCAGGAAGTCATTTTAAATAAAAAGGATAAAGCTTAATGGCCAAATTAGCGAGTTTTGATTATTCTGATTTTAAAAAGATGGCCAAGAGTTTTCAAAAAGCTTTAGATGAAAGAGTAATTGAAAGATGGATAAGAGAATTTCTTCTTGAAATGGCCTTTAGAGCTGAAAGGAAAATTAAAAAACGTACTCCAGTAGGTGTTTATAGCAATCAAGTGTCCTTTACAACTAAGGATGGTAAAGAGGTAAGTTTTACAACTAGTAGCTCTAAAACAGGAGGGCATTTAAGACGTAACTGGCAAGTAGGAAATGTAGTAAAGCAAGGTGACTCTTATGTAGTGGAGATATTTAATAATACTGAATATGCTTCTTATGTTGAGTATGGGCATAGAACTAAAAACCACAAAGGTTGGGTTGAAGGTAGATTCATGGCCACAATATCAATGCAAGAGATTGAAAGACAATTACCTAAGTTTTTAGAACGAAAACAAGTAGAATTATTGAATCAAATACTTAATGGTAGAGCTTAAAGGAAGTGATAATATGAAGATAGTTTTAGCTATTGGGCTATTATTTTATATGATGTTCGTAAATTGGTATTCACTTAATGAATTTAAGCAAGGAAAAAAGTTAAAAGCAATATATGATTTATTAATATTTATTGCAACTGCATTATTTATAATAACAATTCAAGTGTTGTTAAAGTAGGTGATAACATAGCAAATATAAATGATTTAAGGATAGGAATTAACCAGGTGTTAGATAAAGAATTCCCTAACACAGCCATATATAATGAAGAGATAGAGCAGGGCTTTGAAGAGCCTTGTTTTTTTATTAAGGTTTTAAGTTCAGGTCAAGATAAGGAACTTAATATTAGATACAAAAAAAACATATTATTTGATATTCATTATTTTAGTGATAAAGAGGATTTAAATAATGATTGTAATGATATGGCTGATAAGCTTTATGTGGTGCTTGAATATATAAAAGTAAGTAATAGATTATACAGATCGAGTAAAATGACACATGAGGTTATAGATGGAGTTTTACACTTCATGTTGCAATTTAATTATCATGTACTTAAGGAAATTGAAAAAGCTCCTAAAATGAATAAATTAAAACAGGAGGTATATTTAAATGGCAGATAAAGAACAGGAAATTAAATTTACTAAAGAACAAATAGTAAATTCAAAACAGTTTACAGTAATAGAAATAGATGTGCTTAAAGCTTTATTAAAAGATGAACAGTATAGTTTAAAAGAAGTAAATAAACTCTTAGAAGAGTTTAATAAGAAAGAGGTGAAATAGTATGGCTGGTGGAACTTGGGAAAGACAAAATAAAATTAGACCAGGGGCTTATATAAATTTTAAGTCAAAGAAAAATGGTCAAACACCAATAGGTGAAAGAGGAATCGCAACTTTACCATTAGAACTACCTTGGGGACCAGAAAAGCAAGTAGTGCCAATATATGCTGATGATGATTTATCTAAAGTACTAGGTATAAATATAGCTGATGAAAGTGCATTACTTATTAGAGAAGTATTAAAGAAAGCTAAGATACTTTTATTGTATAGACTTAATGAAGGTACTAAAGCCACTGCTGCATTAGAAGGATTAACTATAAATGCTAAATGTACTGGAACGAAAGGAAATAATATTACTGTAGTGATTCAAAACAGTATAGATTTTACAGAAAGTTTTGAAGTTATTACTATATTTGAAGGAAATAAGGTGGATAAGCAATTAGTTAGAACTATAGAAGATTTGAAGCCTAATGATTATGTTGATTTTAAAGGAACTGGAGAATTCAAAACTACTGCTGGATTACCACTTAAAGGTGGATCTGATGGTACTGTTACCAATCAAGGTTATACTGATTATTTATCAGTTATAGAACCTTATGAATTTCATGCTATGGGTATTCCAACTAAAGATCCTACTATAAAAGCAGTAGCGACTACATTTATAAAGAGACTTAAAGAAGATGGTAGGCAGGTGCAGTTGATACTAGAAAATTATCCCGAAGCTGATAGTGAAAATGTTATTACTGTTAAAAATGGTGTAATTTTAAGTGATAATACAGTAATAAAATCCAATCAAGCAGTTGCATTTGTAACTGGAGCTACTGCTGGAGCAAATGTAAATCAATCAAATACTTACTTAGAATATCCAGGAGCTATTGATGTAGATACTAAATATACTAACAGGGAAATAGAAGAAGCTTTATTAAACGGAGAAATAGTTTTTACCATTAGTAATAGAAAAGTAGTAATAGAACAGGATATTAATACATTTAAATCTTTTACAGAAGATAAAGGAAAAGACTATCGAAAAAATAGAGTAGTTCGCACACTCTTTGAAGTAAATAATGGGAGTAGACTATTATGGGAAACCAATTATATTGGTAAAGGTGATAATAGTGGAGATGGAAGAAATTTATATAAAAAGGATGTAATTAAGTTTTTAGAAAAATTACAAGGAATCGGAGCACTTGAAAATGTTGTACCAGAAGATGTTGAAATTAAAAGAGGACAAGATAAAGATTCTGTAGTAGCTAGAATGGGGGTACAACCAATAGATGCTATGGAAAAGCTATATATGGACGTGGAGGTGGAATAGTAAATGGGATTTCTTAAAGCAGGAGATACAATAAGTGGACAAGAGGCTAGAGCATTTTTAACAGTAGATGGTAGAAATGAAGAACTATTCTATGCTAAAAAATTAGAATCAAAAGTAGAAAAGAAAAAAACAGAAGTGAAAACTTTAGGAAAAAGAGGAGAACAACATAAAGCAGCTGGTTGGAGTGGTTCTGGTACATTGACAGTATATTATGTGACTTCTTTGTTTAGAGAATTAATGATTAAGTATATGAAAACTGGAGTAGATACGTATTTTGATGTGAGTGTTACAAATGAAGATCCAACAAGTAGTATAGGGAAACAAACCGTAGTTTTAAAAGATTGTAATTTAGATGAAGTTTCTATGGCAATGTTTGATGTAGAATCTGAGGTACTTGAAGAAGATATGGGATTCACGTTTGATGATGTGGACTTATTAGATAAATTTGGAAAACCAGTATTAGGTTAATAGGAGGAGCATATAATGAATAATTTTGAAGATTTTTTAATGGATTCTTTTGAGGAAGTAGAAGAAATAGAAAGAGAAATAACTATAGGTGGTAAAAAGAAAAAGATGAAGTTTAAACCTATAAGTGCTGATAAAGGGGACGAACTTAGAAAGAAGTGTAAAAAGATAACAATAGTTAAAGGTCAAAAAATGAGTGAAACTGACCAAGATAAATTTATAGCTAATCAAATAATAGAAACTACAACCTACCCTGATTTAAAAAATGCAGAACTACAAAAGGCTTGGGGCGTTATGGGAGCTGAACAATTACTTAAGACTATGAAGTCTAAAATGAGTGATGGTGAATACATGGAATGGGGTAGCGTTGTAAGTGAAATAAATGGATATGATAAAGGTATACAGGAATTGGTAGAAGAAGCAAAAAACTAATCAAGGGAGGGGATGGTGAAGCTAATTATGCTCACTATGCCCTCCACCGATTAAAAATTCTTCCTAGTACAATAATAAATATGAATAGAAAAGAAAGAGCTTTCCTATATGCTTCCATAGATTTGCATATAGAAAATGAAAGGAAACAAGCTGATAAAGCTAAGAGAAAAAGATAATATTGAAACAACCTCCAATATTTGTTATTATTAAAGTGATTTTTAATGAAGGGGTTGTAATCATATGAAAAAAGTATTAAGCACTATTTTTATTGGAATATTTTTATTAACAATGAGCGGATGTGGGCAAAAAGCTTCTACAGAAACGACTTCTAAAAATAATACAGAGAAAAAAGTTCAAACAAGTAAAAAGGATGATAAGAAAGATATCATTGATAAGGGGAAAGTAAATAAAGTAAATGATTATTGTGAATTTACAGTTATTGATACTAAGTTCGGCAAAAAGATCAATCCACCTAACCCGCAGAATGTGTACACCTATTATGAAGCCAAAGAACCAGGAACAATTTATTTTGATACGATAATAGACGTAAAAAGTCTTTTAACAGAAGGACAAAGATCAGACAAGTTTTTATCAGTTAAAGTTATTTATGATAATAAATATGAGTACAAAACATTTTCAGCAATAGAAAAAGATGAAGGTACAAATTTTACTTATACAAATATAACATCAATAGAACCATTGAAAAAAGGAATGATTCACTTTATAGCTGAAGTTCCAGAAGAAATAGAAAAAGATAATAAATCATTAATTGTTTTAATAAATGCAAATAATAAAGAATTTAAATACGTTGTTAGATAAAATAAATAAAAACTTAGAGCACTTACTTTAATGTAGGTGCTTTTATTATTGTTTGAAAGCGGGGTGAATAGATGGCAACAGTATCTACTGCACTCAAAATGTTTGATCAAATGACGAGACCACTACAACAAGTTACGCAAGCTTTGAATTTAACAATAAGTGCTATGGACCAAATGAATAATGCGGCAAATAAAGATATAAGAATAACTAATTCTTTAAACACTGCGAGGGGGGCAATTCAAAGAGCATCTGCTGGATTGCAAGAATTAGCTAGTGCTCAGGAGAAAGCTCAAAATAATCAAAACAAATTAAATGATTCTTTTAATAGAGGATCTAGCGAAGCTAATGGGTTGATAAACAAAGCAAAAAATCTAGTAGGCGCTTATTTAGGATTTCAAGCTGCTAAGAAAGGATTAGACTTAACTATAGGTGGAGGAGCAAGGTTAGAACAACAATTAATTACCATAAGTGGAATGTTAGGTAACAAAGATATAGGGAAAGCATTCTTTGGGAATCTTAACAAATATGCAAATGAGAGTGTATATGGATTAAAAGAATTTAATACTATAACTAGAAGCTTTATTCAATTTACAAAGAACACAGACAAACTTATGGATTTAAATAAAACAGCTGAAAAATTAGCATTCTTAGATCCAACTCAGGGATTAGAAGGTGCAGGATTTGCATTAAAAGAAGCTTTAGGAGGAGACTTTATGTCTTTAAAATCCAGATTTGGATTTGGTAAAGCTGATGCAGAAATATTAAAGGCATCTAAAAGTATGGATGAGTTTATAAGCAAGTTTGATGAATTATTAGCTAAAAAAGGTGCTACAGATAAAGCTTTAGAAGAATTTAACCAATCTGCGATAGCTCAACTTAATAACCTTAAATCAAATATAGAAACTGCGTTTGCACAGGCAAGTGAAACTGCGTTAGAAGTTTTAAAACCTCTGCTTAGCAGAATAAATGAAGGATTTAAAAATGGAAGTTTTGAAGGCTTTTTTAATGGCATAAGTGTAGGATTAGATATAATTGTGAATTTAACGATGGAAGCTATGGATATTATTACATCATTAAGTCAAACCTTTATTGATAATTGGAGCATAATTAGTCCTATCATTTGGGGAATTGTATTTGCAATGATAGCTTATAATGCGACAATGGGAATTGCATGGTTAACAACTATACAAACTACTATTGCTAAGATTGCCCACACTATTGCGTCTTGGGCAGAAACAGCTGCTATAATTGCCTTGATAATAGCTCAAGATGGATTAAATGCAGCATTAGCAGCCTGCCCTTTAACATGGATTATCATTGCAATAATTATATTAATAGCTTTATTTTACGCCGCAGTAGCAGGGGTAAATCATTTAGCAGGTACAAGTGTTTCAGCCACTGGTATTATTGCAGGATCATTTATGGTAGCACTTGCTTTTATAGGAAATTTATTTGTGGCATTTTATAATTTAGTCGTTGATATTATAGCCTTGTTTTATAATCATTTCAGTGCATTTGCAGAGTTCTTCGCTAATGTATTTAATGATCCTATAGGTTCTATAATTAGGCTATTTGCAGCAATGGCGGATGAAGTTTTAGGGATACTTAAAAGTATAGCATCTGCTATAGACACGATATTCGGCTCGAACCTTGCCAATGCAGTAGGTAATTGGCAAAGTGGACTCCAAGGTGCTGTTGATAAATTAGTTGGTAAACCTAAAATTCAATTTCAAAAGATGGATTCTTCTGCAATGCATTTGGATAGATTTGAATATGGTAAAGCATATGATTCAGGTTATACGGTTGGTAAAAACATAGGCGATAAATTTGATTTAGGAAATATATTTAATAAGGGTAATATTCCAGACATGGGTAAAATGCCAGATATGGCAGCATGGAATAAAGCACAAGGACCAGGAACATTGGGAACAGCAGGAGATGGTGGTAAAAACAAAGGTAGTAAATCCCCAAGTGGAAGCAAAGGGTTAAAAGATGCTAACAATCATCTTAAAAATATAGATGATAAAATAGATATTTCTAATGAACATTTAGAAATGATGAGAGATTTAGCAGAAATGGAAAGTATACAAAACTTCGTAACTTTAACTCCAACAGTGCAAGTTACTACCGGAGATATTAAAGAAGAAGCAGACATAAACAAAATAATATCTAAAATAGAGAATTACATGGAAAATGAATTGGCTAACAGCGCCGAGGGGGTATATGCTTAATGTATAAAATGTATTTAGGAATTAATGATGGTGAAGAAGGATTTATACTCCCAGTGTTACCAGAGAAAATTGAATTTGATGAAGATGGAAATAATAAGACATACGATATAATTAATTTAGGTGAAATTAACACAATAAATAAACCTAAGTTGATGGAAATAAGCTTTGAAAGTTTCTTTCCCAAACATAAAGGGCCTTATGTAAGCTCGGAGCAATTATTTGAACCGAGCTTTTATATTGCAAAGATTAGAGAATGGAGAGATAAAAAGCAAAAGATAAGATTTATATTTACAGGCAGTCCTTTAGAAATTAATGATTTATTTACTATAGAGAATTTTAAACCAAGCGAAGAAGGCGGAGAAGTTGGAGACGTACATTATTCTATAGAACTTAAAAGATATAAAAACTATGCTGCTAAAAAAGTAGTTATAGTAACACCCAAAACCGCAGCAGCTAATCAATCTGTTAAAAAAGTAATAGAGAATTCCAAGGCTACAAGACCAAGCAATACTAATAAACCTAAAACACACACAGTTAGCGGTAATGATACGTTGTGGCATATAGCTAAAAGATACTTAGGTGATGGTAATAAGTGGCCACAAATTTATAATTTGAATAAAGATAAGATTAAGAATCCTAACTTAATATATACAGGACAAGTTTTAAGGCTTCCATAGGTGGTGATAGGTTGAATATACAATTATTACTGGATAATAAAGATGGGAATGTATTTGATATATCTGAATTAACAAGTGAAGTTACCTGGAAAACTAAAAGAAAAGATAAGCCTTCTAGTTTGGACTTTGAAATATTAAAAGATAAGCAAATTACTATAAACAACGGTGATGTAATAAGTTTTAAAGTAGATGGTAATCCAGTGTTTTATGGATATACATTTGAAAATGGAGGAAGTAAAAATCCAATTATAAAAGTAACTGCTTATGATCAATTGAGATATTTACTGTTTAATGATACTTATGTATTTAAAAATAAAAAAGCAAGCCAAATCTTAATACAAATTGCTAAAGATATAGGATTGAGAGTAGGAACTATAGAAGATACGGGATATGTTATACCACAGTTATTAGAAGATGATAAAAAATTACTAGATATAATATATAGTTCTTTAGAAAAAACCCTAATGAATAATAAAAGAACTTATACATTATATGATGATTTTGGATATTTAAACTTAAAAAATATAAACAACTTAAGGCAACCTGTAGTTATTAGTGATGATAATAATCTAGGTGATTACGATTGGAAAAATAGTATAGATAGTGATACTTATAATAGAGTTAAAATAGTAAGAGATAATAAAGATACTAAGGGCAGAGATGTTTATATAGCACAAGATAGTAGAAATATAGCTAAGTGGGGAAGGCTTCAATATTATAAAAAAGTAGATGAAAAAATGAACAAAGCACAAATTCAAGAAATGGTTAACGCTGCGCTAAAGCTTAAGAATAGAGAAACTAAGACTTTAAAATTAAAAGATGTTATCAGCACAGATATAGCAGCAGATTTAAAATTAAGAGCTGGTAGCGGTGTGTATGTAGATATAAAAGAAAAGGGAATAAAACAGTATTATCTTATAGAAGAAGCTACACATAAATTTTCTAAAGGACAACTTGTAATGGATTTTGATTTAAAGGTGGTGTAGATATGGGAATGATAGATACAATTAAAAAAGCAAGTATGGGAGCAGTTGGAGCTAGTAATCCAGTAAATATTTCATTTGGAGAAGTGGTAAGTGCGGAGGATTTAAAAATAAAGGTGGATCAAAAGCTTATATTAGATAGAGATTTTTTTATTATTCCCGAAAGCTTAATTAGATATGAAATAGATTTAAAACATACTCATACTTATATAAACAATTCTATTGAAAGTAACCTAAATACATCTTTAGATAAATTATTAATTAGAGAAGGTTTAAAACAAGGAGATAAGGTTCTATTGCTTAGAGTTCAAGGTGGACAACAGTATGTAATCTTAGATAAGGTGGTGTAGGTGTGAGTGAAGTTAGTATATTACCACGAGGTGCAATACTTGATGAAGATATAGAAGTGGAAGAAATAATCGAACCAACAAAAACTTATAAAATTAAAGATAATAGAATAGTAGGATTTACAGATGATAAAGAAGCTTTAAAACAAGCAATACAATTGATATTAGGTACTGAAAGATATGAGTATCTTATCTATAGTTGGAACTATGGAAGTGAACTTAATGGACTTATAGGTAAACAAAAGGATATAGCGGAAAGTGAATTTAAACGTAGAATAAAAGAAGCTTTAAGCCAAGATGATAGGATTAACAATGTTGCTAATTTTATATTTAAGTATGATAAGGACGGTGTAGAAGTAAGTTTTACCGTCTTTTCTATTTATGGAGAATTTACTGAAAGTGTGGTGAGATAGTTGTTTGAAGATCAAACCGAAGAAGTGATTTTAGATAGAATGATGAATAAAATATCTAATGATTTAGACAAAAGAGAAGGTTCTATAATTTATAATGCTTTAGCACCAGCGGCTCAAGAAGTTGCTAAAATGTATTCAGATATGGACTACTTTTTAAAATGTACTTTTGCAAGCCCTGATATGCCGCCTGAACTTTTAGATTTAAGAGTAGCGGAAGAAGGGCTTAAAAGAGAAAAGGCAACTTACGCGATTAAAAGGGGATACTTTTATAATGAAGAAAATGAATTAATAGACATTCCTTTGTATAGTAGATTTTCCATAGAAGATTTTAATTTTATTGCAGTAGAAAAAATTTCTACTGGTTTGTATAAAATGCAATGTGAAACAACAGGTATAGAGGGAAACGCTATAATAGGACCATTAATACCAATTGAATATATTGAAGAACTTTCTATTGCTACATTAGGAGAGCTCATTATACCGGGAGAAGATGAAGAAGATAATTTGAGTTTATATGATAGATATATAGAGCATTTAAATGAGAAACCTTATGGTGGTAATATAGCAGATTATAAAATTAGAACTAGAGCTATTGAAGGTGTTGGAACCGTAAAGGTATTTCCTATATGGAATGGTGGTGGAACTGTAAAGATAGTATTTTTAGATAGTGATTATAGTGTTCCTACAATAGAATTAATAGACAAGGTACAAACTATACTAGATCCAGTACCAAACCAAGGCAAAGGTTTTGGTGTTGCTCCAGTAGGCCATGTAGTTACTGTATTAGGTGCTAAAGATATAGAAATAACTATAGCAACCAAACTTCTATTAAAGAGAGGACTTACTATTGGTCAAGTTCAAGAAGATATAGAAAAAGTTATTAAAGATTATCTGTTAAACCTTAGAAAACAATGGCATGAAGAGGATAATACGATAGTTAGGATTAGCCAAATTGAAGCTAGAATTTTAAATGTAGAAGGTGTAGCTGATTTATTTAACACTAAAATAAATGATAAAGAGGAAAATTTAACTTTAGGAACTGAAGAAGTTCCAATGTTTAAAGAGGTGGTATTAAGTGAAAAAGAAATTAATTGATTTTTTACCGCCACAAATATCTGATATAGAAGAATTTAAACAAATTACTTCTACAGAAGATGGAGAGCTTGAGTTATTAGAAAAAGGGCAACAAAGAATCCTAAAAGAAAACTTTGTTGATACAGCAACAGAGTATGGGATAAAGCATCGAGAAACACTATTTAAGATAAGAGCTGATTTATTAAATGATACATTAGAGTTTAGAAAGCTAAGAATTAAAAATAGAAAAATGGATAAGATGCCTATAACCCATAGAGCACTTGAATATAAGCTAAACACTATATTTGGTAAGGGTAACTATAAAGTTGAAGTACTTAATGATGAATATGTATTAAAAGTAGAAATAAATACTTTTGATTGGAGTATGTTTAATGAAATAATAGATAACTTTAGATATATAATTCCATGTAATATGATGTTAAGTTCTACTTTAGTCCAAAAAATAAATACTAATATTTATTATGCTAGTGCTATAACAAGTGGTGAGGAAATAACTGTATATCCATGGATGCCTAAAGACATAACATCTAGAGGTAAAGTTAATGTAGCTATGGGTAGCAATACAGGAGTAGAAAATATAACAGTATATCCTAGAAAGGAGGCTTAATTAATGGCAGAGCAATTTTATACAATACTAACTAAAATAGGTAAAGCGAAAATAGCTAATGCAACTGCATTAGGAAACAAAGTTAATTTTACAACTCTTAAGGTTGGGGATGGTAAAGGAAAATATTATAACCCAACAGAAGAACAGGAGGATTTAGTTAACGAAGTATGGCAAGGCAATATAAATTCTATTAGGGTAGATGAAAACAATCCTAACTGGGTAGTTATAGAAGTTATAATACCAAGTTCAGTTGGCGGGTTTATGATACGTGAAGCTGGAGTTTTTGATGATGAAAATAATATGTTAGCCATAGGCAAATATCCAGAAACATATAAACCACAGGCTCAAGATGGAAGTACAAAAGATTTGGTTATAAGAATGATGTTGGAAGTAAGTAATACATCTAGTGTAACTTTAAAAGTAGATCCAACAGTTATATTAGCAACACAGAAAGACATACAGATAATAAATAGTAATATGGTAGATTTAAGTGAAAGAGTAAGTAAAAACGAGGAAAATATAACTAGTATTAAGTCGGATTTGGCTG